ATATAAGAGAGTGTAATATAATAAATACTAATATAGCTGCTTTTGAAAGCAAAAGCAGTTTTGAACAAATGGCCCGTCTCATTTGCCCGGGGAAAAACAAGCCAGATGTACATTTCTTTTCATCTGAAGCCGGAGCCGGAGAAATGGCATCCAGGCTCAAAGAATTTCCTGGTGGTCTTGACGATTTCAAAGGAGTGAATTTCTGGGAACGTGACCGGAATTTTGCCGATGTCATTGATCCCTATGGGGTGAACGTCATCGATTACATGGAGGTTTACGATAACTTCTATGAGATCGGATCCTGGATCAATGACATTCATCGTGAACTGAAAACCGGCATCGCTGTAATCGTCATCCAAAAAAAGCGCGGTGCCGAAGTTGGCAAGGGTGGGGATGTAACTCTTGAAAAACCCCGCCTGTACTTATCCCTTGAGAATAATGCCCCATTCGGCGGGATCTGCAAGATCATTAAAGCAAAGTTCCCGAAGAATCCTAAATTCAATCCCAACGGCAAAGAGATCGATTACCGGCTTTCACATGGTTGCATTTTTACAAACATATCTGACTGGCGATTCGTAGATGGTGAAAAGAGGCGCCAGGAAATAAATAGACAACATGCCCAGGAGCTCAGCCCGGGAGGTTATCTGTTCAATTTCAAGTTAATAGATGGCCAGATTGCAGGGTTAAAGCCTGAAGATTGCCATAAATGGCAGCAGAAATATGAACATGTGAATGTTGGTGATTTCCTCGACAGAGTTCAAAGAGACAGTGAGCGGAAGCCGTTTATGGATAAGAAAAGCTGGTTCTTTATGCTCAGCGGAATGATCGAAAAGGAAAACAAGAAAGTAATGGCCCGAGTTGCACAAGTGGTTTGAGAAAATGGGCAGTATACACGATTTTTTAAGATAGCCTGAAAGGAAGCATGAACACCGGAAGACGAGCATCTATGGATGGCAACCAGAGATACGTGGACGATGTTTTGCAGTGCCTTTTGCATTCTCCCAGAGGACTTCTTGAAAACGCCATAATTGGGTTGGCCGGACGTCTCGCCGAATTGGATCCTGACCCAAGTGGAGACCTTGACCAAAGTCTTCGGACGCTTGATCTCGTCGACCGGGCACTTAGGGAAAACCAGCCGCAAGGCTCGAAATATGAGGTAAGAGAGGCTTCGGCCTAAACCGTCAATAATGGAGGAAAGAGACATGAAAACGGAATTGAAAAACAAAAAAACTGAGTTGAAAAACCTTGAAGCACATGTGCAAGAGCGGATTGCCTTGAGGGCAAAAATTCTGGAGCGCAAGGCTCAGGCGGATAAAGAGTGCAGGGAAGTCAAGGCGAAAATTGATCGTGACGCCCTCGCAGTGTTCACCGATGGTGTCCCGGAAGAAATTATCCTGGCTGATTACGAACGTCTCCGTAAAGCAGAGCTGCAACTGGATATTGCAAGTAGAGCTGAAATCTCTATTTCACAGCAGCTTTCGGACAGCGCCCCACAGGAAAAAATAAGCCGTTTGCGCCGGGAAATACAGCTGTTGGAGCACCGCAATCATTATCAAGATTTACTTGATCAGCTGGACCAGAAGTATGATCGCGAACTCGAACGAGAACTTGTTGAGGCTGCCCGGGATGCCAGAATAACCGATCAGATTCGAGATCAGGCGGTAATCGGATACCGGAGAAAGCACGGCATTCCTGCAGCATTCCACGATCCCTTGAAATTACGCCCGGAGCACCAGGGGATTGATTGGTAGGTAAAATAATTCACTATTTACATCAGGAGGTAGAACCATGGGAAGGATACGAGATGCACGGATAGAGCGGGAGGCCAACCGCCGGCGCAATGAACTGACCGAGCGGGTCCTGGCCCGGAAGGAACAGGGAGCGACGGCCGATACCATGGGCGCCCAGGCGCGAATGATGGATGCACGTTCCAATCGCCTACTTGCCACTCAGGATTTGCAGAAAGCCCGAGAAGGCAACCGGACCACCCTGCAGGCACAGCGGTTGCGGAACGAAGGCGGCGTGGCCGAACAGCTGTTGCGGAATGAGGGGGCGATTACCACCACAGGAATGGAGCTGGCGGGAAAAGACCGGCAGCTTGAGGCTACCCACCGGTACGGAATGGAGCAACTCGGGCAGCAGAACATTTTTAACAAGGAAGCGGATAACCGCAAACTTACCGGGGAATTGTTACTCCGTGGTGCCGATGCACCGGCGGGATCCCTGAACCGCCTATACAATACCCGCGGTGAATTCGATCCGGATATTTCCAATATCACAGTCCCTCAGGAGCCGAGGGCGCGGTATGGTTTTCAGAAGCTCACAGGTGGGGTAGACTCAGAGGGAAGACTGTTGCCCGACCAGCTTCTGCGGACAAATCCAAGTACCGGCCAGGTAGAATATGCAGAGCCCGAAATGAACCTCCCAGGAGTTGCCGGCGGATCGCCACGACAGTTTACCGAGCAGGATGTGATGTTTGCCGAGAATGTCCTGGGCAGGGATTTCGACCCGTATAGTGCGACACCCATGCAAAGGGCATATCTCAAGCGGCTCAGGGACACGAATAGACCTCTCTTTGATCATATCCGCAGTGGCTATGGGATGTGACGAGAGGGTAGCAACGAGCAAAGAAGGAAAACTCCATGCCCCCGGGAAATAAAAAGGCAAGGAAGAACCTGCCCAAGCACAATGTGAAAAAAAAGGGAGTCTCGGGCGAGACTCTGAAGCGGTATAAGCTGTTCGCTGCGGAGTGGATAATCGATTTCAACGGCACCCGGGCGGCGAAGGCAGCAGGGTACTCAGAACGAACAGCATACAGCATCGGACATGAGCTTTTGAAAAAACCTGAAGTCCGTGAGTTGATCAGAGAAGCCATTGCCGAAAGGAATGAGCGGCTTCAGGTGGACGCAGACTGGCTCTTAAAAAGGCTCATTGACGAGACCACCGCCGACCTTGGGGACATACTCAATCCCGATGGAACAGTTAAGCCCGTGGCGGAATGGCCGATGATATGGCGGCAAGGTCTCGTGACCGGTCTAGAGGTCGATGAAATTACCACTGGCCGAGGCAAGAAGAGAAAAAGGGTAGGCCAGACCATCAAAATCAAGCTCGCGGATCGGACCAGGAATAAGGAAATGATCGGCAAACATATCAATGTCCAGGCGTTCAATGACCGAAGCACTGTTGATATCGGCGGCCCGGCCCTTGAAATCATACTCGGAGCCCTCCCGCCCGAATATGCTGAAGCTGTCCGGCAGAAGATCAGGGAAGCAGTGAAACAATGAGAACCGAGCTGCCGTCTCCTGATGAATTTGTTGCCCTGCTGCTCCCCAGGCTCTCGCAGGAAACCATCGAGGGCATACGCAAAGCCGTTGATTACTCGGAATACCAAAATGATCCCGTTGGATTTGCTGAAAAGGTATTGGGGGAAACACTGACCGATGATGTCAAAGTCTTGATGGAGTCAGTCCGAGACAATCAAATCACAATAGCGAAATCAGCAAACGCGACAGGCAAAACCCATGCCGCGGCCCGGGTAGCTGTTTGGTGGTACAAGGTTTTCTCTGAATGTCAGGTATACACGGCAGCAGCGCCGCCCGCCGGGAATTTAAGCAAATTGTTGTGGGGGGAGATCGGCAGCGTAATCGAAAAGCATCCTTCCCTTTTTGAACGTGACGAAAGGAAGAGTCTGCATATCGCAAAGGGGGCAAACAATTTTTTGACGGGGGTAACAATTCCTTCATCTGGTACTGCTGCGCAAAAAGAATCGAAATTCAGCGGTAAGCATTCGGAATATTTACTTTTTCTTTGCGACGAGGCGGACAGTATTCCCGATGAAATCTTTAAAGGAATTGAATCTTGTATGTCGGGTGGCCATGCAAGATTACTATGTATGTTCAATCCCCGATCAGAAACTGGGGCTGTCTACCGAATGATTCGTGATGGTAGGGCAAATGTAATCGAACTTTCCGCCTTCAATCACCCGAACGTGCTCACCGGTGAAGACAGGATCCCCGGCGCAGTTACCCGGGAAGTGACTGTTCGCCGTATCAATCAATGGTGCAGACCTTTGACCGGCCAGGAGAACCCGGACAGCAACTGCTTTGAACTACCTTCATTCATGGCAGGGTGTACCGCTACCGACCAGGCCGGCCGACAATTCCCGTCCCTGAAATCAGGCTGGTACAAGATCCTGGAGCCGGCCTTCTCCTACATGGTTCTTGGACAGTACCCCGCCCAGGGCAGCACTCAGCTTATTTCCCGGGAATGGATCAACAGGGCCCGGGCCAGGTGGGACGCCTATGTTGCCGAGTATGGAGAGATCCCGCCGGCAGGAACAACGGCCGTTATGGGGCAGGATGTGGGAGAATTCGGAACAGATGCCAATGTCTCCTGTTTCCGGTATGGCGGATATGTCGAACGCCTGATTGCCTGGCAGGGAGTTGATACAGTCGTCACCGGATCCAGAGCGACGGCCGAATACAAGAGCAGGAAAGTCCGTTTCTGCAATGTCGACGCAACTGGTGTGGGCGCCGGCGTTGCTCCGCAGATGAAGATTGAAGGCTGCCGGGCCAATGCGGTGAAGGTTGCTTCAAGCCCGGCAGAACGAACAGAATTGGGCGAATTTCGCAATATGCGGAGTCAGCTCTGGTGGGCATGCCGGGAGTGGCTGCGTACTGATACAGGGGCAATGCTGCCTCCTGATGAATCTCTTTTAGAGGAACTGGCAACTCCGACCTATGAGGTACGGAACGGAAAAATCGAAATCATGAAGAAAGAGACCATGCGGGAGCTGCTCAAACGATCACCGGATCGGGCAGACGCGCTTTGCCTTACCTTCTATCAACCTGCTTTATTATTCCCGAACCTGTGAGGTATTCCATGAAAATTGAAAATGTGACCCAAGCAAAAGAAAAGGATGACCGCTCTATCGAGTTGACCATCACAGATCCCTTCGGTGGGCCCAAGATCATCAAACGGTATGCAGCTATCCGCGGCGGTATAACCTGGCCAACTTCCAAGGCGCCGGCTTACTTCTGCATCGTTGGTGAAGAGTATATTGCTCCCCGTTGTACAGACGAGAAGGCACCTCCTGGGCCTCGTATCCCTATTGCGGAATTTATGTCAGATTCACTGTCCATGCAGAATTTCTATGACCGATTGATTGACCTGGCAGAGCAGATGATGTGCCGGGATTTCTATGTAGACCTCCCGGAAGAGCGGTGGGCTTGTGGGTATGAAAATGACCTCAATGAAGCCGTTTGTGAGCAAAAGGCCAAGGTTTATCTATACGATGCCTACGATAAGGACAGCTTTATCTTGGGAGTTTCCCGGATTAAAAGCGATTTTGATAAAGGGAACCTGAAAATCCCGAAGGACAGCATTGTTTTCTCCCAGCTGCAGGCTCTGACCCGGGAGGACCTGGACAATTCTCCGGAAGAGAATTTCTATTCCATAAATGCCCTGCGTCATGTGATCAGCAGCTATTACCGGTATGCGCCGGTTATCAAGCTGCCGCTCAACAGCAGGTTGCGTAAATTAGCGGAGCTGGCAGATTCTTGTACTACCCATATGGCTTATTAGAAGTAATAAGGGGATCAAAAAAGATGGCTGAGGAAAGCTTATGTTATTACGGACAGGGATGTGGGCCGATATTTAGGGATTTGATACTCGGATCTAGAGACGGATCAGTATATCCAACACATGACATTCCTGCAGCTATCGCATCTTGATGAACAGATACACCGTGAAATTCTGCAGAATTAAAAGCACTTTCTGTACTCATCCATTCCCTTTGCGAAATACGAATCCAGTAACCAGTTGCTGTCTCATAACACATAAGATTAAAATTGATGCCATAGCTATTAATAGGATCTGTTGAACAATTATCACTCAAAAAATAACCTCCACATCTTTCTATCTGTCCAGTAGACTCTGTCCAAGTAACACATGAAGTAATATACCACATATCATTATTACTGGGACATGTTGGAAAACAATTTGGAACAAAAGTTGATTGAGAAGTAGTTAGCCTGCAACAATCGTATTCAGTCCCATTTATTGTTATAGCCATTACTTCATTACTGCATAAGGGAACTATCAAAAGAAAGACGACAAAAATATATTGTGCAATGTGCAAAATATGGTTGATATCCGCTCTATTTTGAACCTTGCTCATGTACGATCACCTGATAAAATAACCTAAGCTCTAATTCCCTCTAATAACAGCAAGTACCACTAATCTCGCTCCCAAAAGCCAAGCGGCCGAGGAGAACTTAACCTCCTGGGAGTGTTTTTTTGGGCTGGATGAATATTTTTTATTGGCACAATGAAGGAGGACCGAGATTTGTCTCTACTTCAGGTTGAGGTGCTGGGCAAGCTCCTGTAGGTAAATAATAATTATAAACTAGCTTCCCAGGTCCAGGAGTTATTATGTTAGTACCCGAACGAGTACTATGACGTGACCAAGAACCACCAGTTACTTTATGATAAAGCCATGCACTGTAATCGCACGCATATTGATTAATGCGCCATTCAGCTTCTGAAACCTCTATTACACCGGTTTCTGGATTAATCCACCATGTCTCATAATGCCAACCTAGACCAGTAGCACAGTTATATAATTTATATTCCAATATATAACATTCAGTTAATGACCAATCATCGGCATGACAAACAGGGGGGTAGCGTCAATAATCTTTCGCACTTTTGATTGAGCGGTGGCCTCGCTGTAGTTCTCAGCCTACGGCCATTTTCTTTTCCAGCTCCAGTTCTCGTAACAGATCCATATCCAGGTAACGTTTACTG